GTAGACCTTCCCGCCCTGCGTCGTGTTGTGGAACACCACGACACGGACACGCTTTCCGACCGCGCTCTCTTCAATCGTGTCGATGGCATCCCAACTGCCGAAATAGGTTTCAATGATCGCCTTCGTCTTGTCACGGTTCATCGTGCCGTCGGTCTTGCGCTGGCCGTAGAGACGATGCCAGCACCACGTCGGTTCCTCGTAGTCGTCCAGCTTGACCTTGAAGCCGACTACCGGCTGGTCCTCATCCTCATTGTCGATGTCGAACGCGGCTTCGATGACTTCGCCCGAGTAGTACCCCTGCGGGATTTCAATATCAGGCAACTTCGGTATCCTCCCCGTTAATGTTCAAGAGAAATGAATCCGTATCCGGCGCGTCCAGAGCGGTCGACGTGGCGCAGTAACCCGGCCATTGATTGCTGGCCTCGCAGGTCATCAACCGTTCAAACAATGCCCGCCACTGGCACCGCCCGAACTCGATCGCCGCGTCCGTCAGGTCGAACACCGTCACCACATGGGGCGGCTTCGCTTCGACCGCGATGATGTGGCACCGCTTTGGGTCTGGCAGGCCGGAACGGATCGCGCCGTCCAGGTACCATCCAAGCTGCCCGAACCAGCCCATCCGGATCGCGTGCCACATGAAGCGGTCGGGGTTGGCATCGCCGGTTACCTTGAGGTCGACCAGAGCGGTCGGGCCGAGTACGTCGGGGGTGCCGCTACATGCCCGGCCGTTAAACTCCCAGTTGATCCGCTTCTCGATGACGCCGCTCTGGATCAGTGGACCCGCTACCGGATGGAACCGAACGGCGGCCGACGCAGCATCAGCCATTGATGATTCGTCAACGGTCACGATCTCCTGGCCGGCGTGTTCCTCGCTGAATGCGTCCCATGCCTTGCCATGGCGCCGGCCACCTTCCCATACGACGAACTCCGTCCCGTAGGCCGTCGTGCCGAGAAGCCGATCGTTGACGAGGCTCCCGAACCGCATGGCTGCCGTCGCCTCGCCGTGGCCTGGCTTGCCCTTGCTATCCATGTGGTGGCGATAGTGAGCCGGGGACTTCTGCATCTTGGACAGGTCAGACCAGTGGAGGGGCGGGGTCGTCACGACGGCACCCCAGGGCGAATCCGGATACAGTCCACTGTCTCGCCGGCCATCTCCGTCTTGGTCGGGTACATCGTGATTGACTTGCCGATCCACGCCTCGGTCAGCGTCCCGTACATCGCCGCGATCGTCTTACTGTTCGTCTTGTTCAAGACCAGCCCCTTCGCGGACCCATCGAAATAGACGATCGGGTTCTTTGACTTGCGCCCGTTCTGGCCGGCCAGCTCCCCCGCCTTCACATCCTTGATCGTGGCGGTCACGTCGTTCCCGTCAAGATCCCAGGAGCCGATGTATTCCTTGTCGAACATCTTGCGATAGTCAGGCATTGCCATTCTCCTTTTGCTCGTGCCCTTGCGACTTGCGCGGGGCGTGAGCGGGTGGTGTTACGCCGCTGTCCGTTTTTTCCTCGTCAGGTTGTCCGTCGCGTTATTCTTGGCCTGATACAGCCGCCCCTCGAAGATCCCGATCTGTTGCGCCGCGTAGTCGAGGGCTTCCGTCGCGCCATCCTTCCGCACGATCTGGCGGAGCTGCTCGCGCCAGTAGATGATTCGCTCTTTGCGGTCCATCAGTTGTTTGACCAGTTGCGAAGCTGGCGCACTTCGCTGATGGACGGGGAGTCGTAGCGAACGATCCCGAGACGCCACGCCGTGACTTCCGCAGCGGTCAGGATGGCGCGTTCCCCGGCTTCGCGTGCGGCGTTGGCGTTGCGAATCCGTGTCTGCTCCCGAATGAAATCGACGGCATCGAAGTATCCATCGCGGCGGCCGTCGCTCTTGCCCATCAGGTAACAGGCGAAACCGATCACGAGGCCGCCGATTCCGAAACCGGCCAGGGATGCGTAGATGATGACGGGCATCAGATTCCATCCTTTCGATTGAGTGGGTCAGTCCAGTGAGCTGGGCGCGGCTTCAACGGCTTCGGCTGCTTCGATTCGAGTTGTTCAATTCGGCAATGCAACTCGTGGAGCCACGCCACGAACACGAGGCCCACGACGATTGCGATGGTTAGCCAGAGGGGGGCGCTCATCGCAGCCAGCTCGGGAGTTCGGGGAGGCCAAGCGCCGCTTCCATCCGGGCGCGGTCAGCCAGGATTCGCTGCCGCGCGTTCCACGAGCTGGCCAGACGGTTCCAGTTCTGGAACTCGGGCTGGCGATAGTCCGGCAGCGAAGCCAGCGGGCCGATCTTGTTCCACTCGCAGCCGTCAGAGCAGTGCATGTACACCATCCCGGCGCCGTTCGAGTAGCTCGTGCCCGCAGCCCCGCAACGCTGGCAGGGGGCTAATTCGAGGCGGGTGGTGTTGGTCGTCTGGGTCATTGGTGGTGCCTCCGTAACGTTCTGGCCAGTTGCCATCAACCGACACAAGGAACATTACGGCATACTTTTTGAAAAAGTCCACAAATATTTTATTTTTGCAAATTTAAAAGTTTTGGTGTATGTTCTGGCCAGTCCTGACCTAACACCTGCACAGGTCCGTAATATGTTGAGAAGGCGCAGGTTATAGGCGCTTCACATATTCGGACTCTTGAAAAGGAAGGGACAACATGGGTGCAAGAGAGAAGTCTCATCAAGGTGGGGCGGCTGATACTGACGAAGCGGTGCGGAAAAGCATCATGGTTGATGCTGACGTCCACTTCGACATGAAGAAGCTGGCCCACGAACGGGGCGTGCCGATGCACGACCTCACGAGGGAGCTGCTACTTTGGGCGCTGAAAGAGGAAAAGACGAGGAAGAAGGCAAGGCCAACGAAGCCATAAAGTCGATCCAGGTCGACGAAGACATCCACTACGAACTAAAGGGGCTGGCACACAAAAACCGGGACTTGATCATTTCAACCGCGTCCCGGCTCCTCCGATCGGCTCTGGATCACGAGAAGCAAAACAGCGGCACGCAGCGGAGCTAGCCGATGCGATGCCGCTTCGCTTTGCCCTCAATAGGGCCACTACCTCCCCGGCAGCGCCAGGTACACCCGAAGCGTAGCCCGGACCGTCCACAACTCGTACCGCTGACGCAGACTGTCCGTGACGCCCGGCAGTGCCGAGTACTTGGCCGTGGCGCGGCTGGCGCCCACGAACAGCGTCGTTCGCGAACTCCCCACAATCCCGACCATCCCGCCGCCCGTCGTCCCGCTGACGCCAGCCCTAAACGTCTCCTGTCCACCATCACCCTCCAGCCACCACCGGCCGACCACATCCTTGCCAATACCAAGGTCCACGAACACCGTGCCGATGGGCCCGTCCGGGTTCTGGACCGGGGCCGGCTTGTCCTCAGCGCGGGCCGGGGCGGACAGGGCCAGAAGCAGGCAGGCGGTCATCGTGAGTTGACGCATTGGGACACTCCTTTTGTGGGGGTGGACTGATGCCGAGACGGGATGACTTTTACTACAAGGCCCGCCCCGGGCGCTTCCTGAATAGCGAGGCCCGATCCGAATTGACCCCGGCACAGTGGGGAAGATACCGCGACCTGGTCGACCTCCTGTATGAGAATGGCGGGGCAATCCCGGCCGGTCGGAATCATCTCCGGATTGCCGGGCGCATCGAATCCGACTCCGATCTTACGCGAATCCTTCAATTTGGATTCTATGAATTGCCCGCCGGGAAGCTCCGTCACCGGGTCGTGGATGTCGAGCTGGAAGACCTCGATAATGCCCGCGAAAGTGGCAAAAAAACAGGTGGTCTCAGAAGCAGAAAACTTAAATCGGCGCAAGTCAAAGGAAAGCAACAAAATAAGGGGGGGCCTTACGCCCCCCCTCAGGGGGGGGTTAACCATATACATACAGTCAGACAGACAGACAGAGTCAGTCAGACAGTATGTGTGCAGCCCCCTTCCGGGCTGCTGCACACCCCTCCCGTAACCGGCGGGGACCCCCCGGCCTTGGTGGCCGGGGCCCCACCGATTCTGGTCGGGAAACCCGAGCGCCAACCCCTCCCGAAAATCCCCGATGAAATCCGGGAGTACGAGGCCGAACTCCGGGCCCGACCTCCCAAGCCGGAACCGGCCATCCCCGACCGGCCAGACTTCATCCCTGACCCACACCAGGACGATGACCAGGAATCCGATCCCGGCGACTTCGACGAAAACGGCACGATCGAGGCCGCGTCGTGATCGCCCCGGTCAAGGTCCGCGACCTCGAACTCAACCAGCCGGCCAGCCCGACCCGACGTGCCGAAGCCGAAGTCCTCGGATCGTGCCTGATCCAAGCTGATGACCTGCTGCCAACCGCCAGGGCCCAGCTCAAGCCGGCCGACTTCCACGAACGGGACCTCCAGGCGATTTACCAGACAGCCCTCGATATGGCCGATCGGGGGGCCCCAATCGACATGGTTCTCGTCCAGCACGAAATGGCACGCCTCGGGCGGGCCAGCCTCGTCCCGTCCTGGGCCGATGTGATCTTCGACATGGACCTTGGGACGACCCGGCATTTCCCGCACTGGCTGGCCGTGGCTAAGGAAAACGCCAACCGGCGTCGACTGGCAACCGTCGGGGCCCAGTTGGTCGACCTGTCCAGTTCCAGCGCCACACCTGGGGCAACCGCGCTACGGGCACGGGAATCCTTGGCCGAAGTCTCCGACGCTACCGCCTCGGGCCCAGAACGCTTGGGGCCCATCACTGTCCGAGTCATCGCCGAAGTCGAAGAAGCCGGGAAGTCTCCGAACGGGATGACAGGGATTCCGTCCGGGCTTGCTACGCTCGATCACCTGCTCTGCGGATTCCAACCGTCCGACCTGATCGTCCTCGCTGCCCGTCCGTCGGTTGGCAAATCCGCCGCCGCTCTGACCTGGGCCCATCATGCCGCCACGCTCGGATACCCGACTCTGTTCATCACGCTCGAAATGTCACCCGGTCAACTCGCCAAGCGAATTCTCGGCAAGGAAGCCAACATCAACGCGAACCTGATGCGTTTCGGACGAATCGATAACGAGGGATGGGCCAGTCTTGCAAAGGCCAGCAACCGACTCGCACAGCTCCCGATCTGGATCGACGCGCCGAAGTCCGGGACGCTCTCCGCCGTGATCGCTTCCATCTCCGCCGCCGTTCGACGCGATCAAGTCTCGTTCGTCGTGATTGATTATCTCGGGCTCATCACGCCTGACACGCCGCATGAGAATCGCGCACGAGAAGTCGCCATGCTGACCCGGGCACTCAAGCATCTGGCGCAGGAACTCAACATCCCGATCATCCTGCTTTCGCAACTCAACCGCGCTCTCGTGTCACGCGCCAACAAGCGCCCGGAACTCACCGACCTGCGCGAATCAGGAGCGGTCGAACAGGATGCCGACGTGGTGCTGTTTATTCATCGCGAGATTCTTCACGACCGTGACGCCAACCCGGAAGCGGCCGAGATCATCATCGCCAAGCAACGTAACGGGCCGATCGGCGTTTGCGAGTGTCGATACATCGCGGACCGCACGACGTTCGTTGAACAAATCAACAATCCATTCCGACCGAAGTAGGTCAGCGAATGACAGTCAAGGCAATCGAAACCAGGTACAACGGCTATCGCTTCCGCTCACGGCTTGAGGCGCGATGGGCTGTGTTCTTTGAGAACATCGGTATTAAATACAAGTACGAAACCGAAGGTTTTGATTTTGGAAACGGACATCGGTACTTGCCTGATTTCTGGTTACCACAAGTAAACCTGTGGGCTGAAGTGAAGGCGTGCAACCCAACAGCCGATGAGGTTTTGTCCGTGATTCAGCTTGTTGAACGAACCGGGAATGGCTGCTTGTTTTTGATCGACGAACCAGACGTTCAGACGTACTTTGCTCTTGAATTGTCACGGATGCCTGATGCTTCAATCGGTGATTTGCAGCCGGTGGAATACATTTTGTGTTCTCGATACCTCGAACGTGAGCACCGATTCTATTGCAGCCCTGGCGATGGCCTCGACGGTTACGAGGAAGAAATAAAAGCTGCGGTCCACGCCGCACGCTCCGCCCGCTTCGAGCACGGCGAGTCAGGCCCGGGATGAAAGATCAAGTCACCATCGCCCCATTCACCGGACACCCCACCCGCTGCCAAGCCTTGTTCCACGGCGACAACGGCCAGTGCCCGGAACCGGCCGCCTGGACCGTGACCTATCACGCCGGGCCACACCCGGAACCGGCCGATCTCTGCGAAACTCACGCCGCCCCGTATCGGGCGCAACCTGTGACGGGCAACCCATGACCTTGACCCTCCACGAAGCCGCTCGATACCTCGACGGCAAGCTATCGACTCGCACTCTCAGGCGCATGGTCGAAACGGGTAAGCTGCCCGCGTTACGCGAGGGGCGAAAACTCCTGTTCAAAGCCGAACACCTGGATGCCCTGTTCCGTGTCAACGAGGAATCACATGGCAACGATCCGTCTGTACCGACGAGCGGGGGTCGTGTACTGCGACTTCCAAGTTTCCGGGCTGCCTCGCGTCCGCCGATCGACAGGCGCACGAGACGAAACAACCGCGATGCGTAACGCACGGGCCATGCTCCAAGCTGCCGAAGCTCAGGCGCGGACGATCCAATCCCGATCCATGACCGCGGCCGCCCCGCGCTGGCTTGAAGGCCACGTCACCGACCGGCGCAACGTGGCCGGGCAGCACATGGCCACCCAGCGCGTGACCGACTGGATTCTGCCCGTCATCGGCAAACTCCAACCCGGAGCGGTCACGTTCGATCATGCCCGCGCCATCCGCCGCCGATGCGAGGCGGGGAAGCTTGGGCCCCAGACGGTCGTCCACGTTCTGCGTGACTTCGCGTGCCTGATGCGCCACTCGGGGAATCGGCTGGATGTTGGCCCAGCCATGCCGAAGGTGCCGGAGCGGGCGGTTGATCGGCTGACCGACGATCATGCCGCGCAGATTGTGAACGCCCTGCCAGAATCGTTCCCGGTCCGGATCGCGCTGGCCACCGGGATGCGGTTCGCCGAAATACGCGCGCTGACCTGGCCGATGTTCGTCGAAGCCCCCGCCGCCCATTTCCTGTTCACGACGCCCAAGACCGGCCGTGTTCGCCGCGTGCCGATCCTGCCCCCGATGATCGACGAACTCCGAGCCCGCC